GTAGGATAAACCGAAGTGAAGAACTCATCCCAGTTTTCAATGAACGCCGCTTCGTCGATGAATAGTAAGTTAATAGCATAACCACGGATAGCATCGGATGATGTAGCAGCTGCTAAAACTCTTGAATTATTTTCGAGTTCCATAGAACCCTTATTCCATTCTTTAACACCCTGTTGTAACCAAACAGGAAGGTGTTGATAAGCGAGCTGAATTTTACCAAGAATTTCTCGAGCCGTATCGCCTTTGTTAGCTAAAAGAGCAACAGTTTTATCAGCGTGGAAAATAATATACCAAAGGATAAACGCACAAGTTGTAGTAGATTTACCTGCCTGACGAGCCGTTGTAATGATATTAAAACGATTATTAGCGAAAGAACGTAACATTTCTTTCTGATAACTATAGAGTTTAAAGCTGATAAGACCTTTATCGACGTTAACGATTTTCATATAAGTTTCAGTAAAATACACTGGATCTTGAGAACATTTAATATATTCTTGAAGAAGTTCTGGCGTCCATTCAATAGCTTGATGTTGACGTTTTAGAAGAGCGTTACCATTATAACCAGTAGCTACATTACTTAAATCAGCTTCAATCATTGTTTGTATTCTTCATATCCGCTATTACCTTTTGAAGTTCTGCAGTAGAACCCACAAAAAGGTTATTAGTTATGTTTTTAGCCTGTGCATTTGTAGGAGAATCAATAGCATTAAGTTCTCTAATTTTAGTTTGTAATTGTAACAATTCTTTATTAGCGTTTACTGCGCTGTCCATAAGTTTAGCTAAAACTTCAAATGCTCTGGGGTGTTGAGAACTATCAGCTATTTGAGATAATTTAAAAATAGCTTCGTTTGTTGTTTCTATAACTTGATATATATTTGAACGAGCTGATTCAAAATCTGTTCTAGCTGAATCATTATGCGCTTCTGCTATTAAATTATTAACAGAAATAGAAGCGGGTAAAGGATTAATACCAAGCGCATCGCTCAATGGATCATTGTTTGCATTATTTTTATCAGTCATTAATTTCCAGACTCATCATTGTAAATTTGGGTTATGTAACCAAAATCATCAGTTGCTTCAATTTCAACGTAAGGTAATGTACCTGTATTAGTATTTGCGCCACCATACCAGTTGATTGGTATGTTTATATTTGATAGTCCAGGCTGAACCGTAAGATGTTCAGAAACAGCTGTTTGTCCAACAGAGTTTGCTAGCTGACCATCTGGAACATTTGGTATATCAAAGTTAATATCAATAAACTTAATAATACCACCAGTTTTAACTGGACCATATATATAGCCTTTTAAAGTTAAATCTAAAGTGTAAATTATAGCTCTACGTTCTGTAAATTTGCCATCATATCTATCTTCATATCTAACATCGTTAAGAACAACAGGTATGTCCATAATAATTTCCATTTCTGGAATAAGTTTAACTGTTGTTGTCCAATCTGGAGTAAAAAATGGAAGTATTTGTTCTATTATTTTTGTTCCATCTTCTGCATTTTTAACGTATACGTGTGCCTTAAATTCAAAATTATATGGAACAGGATTATATTGAAATTTAAATTTACTAGAATCTTCTTTAACTACAACCTTATTAACTGTATCTAATTTTCTAGTTCCATCATATTTCATTTGACCCATTTCAAATGAAATCATAGGTAATGTTAATGTTGCAGTTTGGCGGTCAATGTTAGGATCTTGTAACACACGTGCTAACATTTTATCTTTAGGTGAATAAGTTACAGGAACTTTAATTAAAGCTGTTTCGTTACCAACCTTATCAAATTTTGTTATACGAATATCATTGAAAAGGGTTCCAACTAGAATAACATATTTACGGATAGTTTGATGATAGAAAGTTTGTCCGAACATTAAATATTACCTTCGCTAAATGGATCCGCTGCGCTAAAATCAACAAACATATCCGATTCTGTTTGAATTTCATCATTGTCTGCTCCTGGAAGAAGCTTACTTAAATCTGCAAATTCAAGAACAAGATAATCGCTATTTTCATCAGTTAAACGATAACCATCTTCTGTTAGAATATCCCAATCTAGTTGATTTGTATCATATTTTTTCTGTATAGAATCAATTTCAGGTATACCTGTTTTAAATATTTCGTTTGAATATTCAAATAATTCGCATGTAACTTCCCAAGTTTGCAAAGCGCCAAGCTGATAATACATTTCAAATTTATTGACAAATTTAATTTGAAAACATTTTTTATTCAATGGGAAAAATATAAGATCGCCTTCATTTGGTCTAGGTTGTGTAGTAAAGACACCAACTTCTTCATTAAATCTTCTTTGAGCCATAGAAAAAACAACTTGGTCACGAATTTCTAATCCAAATTTAGACATGAAATTACCATCACCTTTGAAACCATCAACGTTTTTGATGTATATTTCTAAAGGAAATGCTGACTCATAACTTGACTGGTCATCAGCGCCATACACTGAATCATAATTATTTAATTTGCGAGGAATATAGTACATATCTTCGCCATAAATTTTTATGGATTCAATGATCAAATTCTCTATGAGAAGTTGCTCTTGAGATGACTGGAAATTATTGAAAAAAAACGATGTGGCGATTTTAACCTCCTATTAAAGAAGGTTTAAAGGCAAACATATTTTTGCTTACATTTATCGTTATGATATCTTGCAACATTTCCCTTATTCCCAATAAAATCGCAATAATTGCATTTAATTTTCATATTATTTAGGGCTTTAAATGCTGTAGTTTCTTTTATTTTATTTTTGTGTTCTTGAGAAAGCGGTCTGCCACGGTTAGCTGCTTGAGCCATAGCAAGAGCTTTGGAATTGTCTTTGCCTTTATTTTTACCCATCATAGAAACCCGACGTTTTTCACGAACTGTTGGATCAGAAGAACGAGTGTTTCTTTTTGCTAAACCAGCTAAATATTTTTCGCGAATTTCTGGTCGATACATTGCTTCTTTAGTTTTTTGAGAAATACGTTCAGAAAGACTTTTGACTCTTTCTTCTTCAGTAAACCAATGACCATTTAAATGTTGCGTCATATTATAATATTTTTTACCAAGCTCTTCTTTTTTTATAAGAGAAAGGTATTCATATTCTTTTTTTAATAGATCTGCTTTAGATGTAGTTATTTTAATAATTATTCTACGTTTAAAATCTTCTTTTCTATATTTGTATGCGTTTCTCATCCAAGTTGATGAACAGATATAACCATCATCAATTGTTCCCCAATGAGAACCTATATAATATTTTTTATGTTTACGATCAAACCAAATATACACAAATCCATATTTTTCCATGATAATACTCCTATTGTTTAGATAGGAGTATTTAGTAGTATTCCAGTTAAAAATTTAGTTGGTAAAAAATATATTTTTACCCTATCATATCCACCGCAGGTAAACTGTAACCGTAAATCATTTCTTTTTCAAGTTCTGCTCTTTCTTGAGTCGCTTCATCGTATATTTTTTGACCGTTGAAACGTAAACCTCCAGGCATTTGCATACCTTCAAATTTCTTAAGGTTTTGGCCCCATTGTTGTTTAATTAAAACTTCAGCATAACGAGCTAACCAACGATCGCCCCAACAACGTGGAAAAATATCTGGATCAACAATTTGATATGCTTCAATAATAACATAATCACCTTCGTTAACAATGTTCCAATCCATATCGATATAACAACGGTTCATGTGGCGATTATATCTCAATGGTTGTTTACCGACAAGCATTTGTTCAAGGAACTGAACATGCTGCATTGCCATATAATACGGAACCATAGAAACCGATGTGAGAGTATAAAGATCGTTCAATGCGATTTGATAACGGATATTGAATAGGTTATTGGTATTAAGAGCCTGACCGATTTCGAAAATGTTTACAACGCCAATAACGTTGTCTGGCATTTGAATATAACGATTAGCTTTATTGTCAGCTGTTACTTGAGCTTTATAATATATTTTGTCAGCGCCGTCAAAATGGTAATCCCAAAAATAGCGCAAAGCTTCATCAATACGATCTTCTACTTGATCTGGATCAACGTTAATTTCAATCACAGGTGCACCAAGTTTTCTTAGGCAATAATCTCTAAATTGTGATCGACTAGTTGGTAATGACATCAGTAACTCCTGTTTTTATTACTATTTATTAGAATTACTTTATAACCCAAATGCGAATTTCACCATCAGCGCCAGAAAAATTACCTGTATCAGAACCGCCACCGCCTGGAGTAGTAGCAGCTACTGTTCCATTAGCTCCTCTTCCACCAAATATAGAACTACCTGTAGCAACTAAAGTGTTAGCACCACCAGCTCCACCATATATTGAATAACTTGCTGTTCCGCTGTCGGACTGACCTCCACCTCCACCACCAAATATACTTCTTCCACCATTACCTTGAGTTCCGCCACCGCCGCCTAAAGTTGAATCTACACCGCTAGCTCCACCCAATGGCGCACCACCAACTTGGCCAGAACCTGCACCAAGTAATCCACCGCCACCGCCTCCGTTAACAGAACTTGCGCCACCATAAGCTACCATAGAACCGAAAATACTACTAGTACCGCTAACACCCGCAGCACCACCTTGTCCTACCGTTACAGTTGTATTAGCTAATGAAGAAAGTGTATATGTTCCAATTAAACAAGCACCACCACCGCCACCACCTTTAGATGCAGTTGTATTATTACCACCTCCACCTCCACCCCACATCATAATGAACACTTGTTCATTACCAGATAATCCTAAAACAGCATTAGCTGCAGCATTTGTGTATGGGTTGTACCATGTACCATTAGCAGTAAATATTTGTGTGTTTACGATAGCGCCATAACCTGTTGTACCACCAGTAAATGAAACGCCACCTAATATTAACTGAGGAATTGAAATAGCAGTAGAATTAATTAATGATGAGCCAACAGTAATTTGTGATGAGTTAACTTCAACAGCTCCAATAATAATATCATTGTCAATTGGTAATCCACCAACTGTTAATGAGTTAGTTTGAACTGCGTTAGAAATATTTGCGTTTGCTACTGTTAATTGCATTTTAGCCTACCCTCTGAACCCAAACTCTAACTTCGCCACGAGCACCAATTTCATATATAGTTCCACTATTAACTCCACCACCACCTCCTCCTGGGATGCCTGCGGCAACAGAAGAATTAGCACCATTACCTCCAAAAATAGAAGCACCACCATTTAGAGTAATACTAACAGTGCCACCACCTCCGCCGTAAATAGAACTGCCGCCAACATTAGATACACCACCACCACCGCCACCGTAAACTGAATTACCTCCTGTAGAAGTACTTCCGTTAGAACCACCACCACCACCAAATGTAGAAACTCCTGCAGGTGATCCCGCTGTTCCACCTAATGGTCCACCACCGTTTGATTGACCGCCAGCGCTAAACCATCCACCACCGCCGCCACCAGTTCCACCATTCTGCCCACCACCGCCACCATAAGCAGTTATAGAAAATGAAGAATTTGACCAAAAAATACTATTGCCGCCATTTAAACCATTAGCAGCAGTTTGAGCTATTCCTCCAGTGCCAACAACAACGTTGCATACAGAATTACATTCACCTGCTAATTTTGTAACTATAACACAAGCACCACCACCGCCAGCAGAACCAATTTTGCCGTCAGGTTTTCCATAAGCGCCACCCCCACCACCCCATGCCATGATAGTAACGAGATCGTTTGGTCCAGCATTAATAGGTTTTGTCCACGTACCGTTGGCAGTAAACACCTGATAGTTGTAGACGTTAGCGTAAGATGAAATAATATTAGAAGTAACACCGTTAATCGTAATACTATTTGTAGTAAGACCAGCAGAAGTTAAAACAGAGTTAACTGATGAATTACCAACAGAAATAGCAGTTGTG